AATATATTTTTCACATTTTCCATTTTAAGCCCCCTCAGCCGCCTCCACCCCCCACCGTAGGTGAATACCCGGATTTCGCCCCGTTCGCGCCCCTACACCCCTTAGAATGGTTCTGTCGGCAAATTGCAATGATTTGCGCGATTGAGTTGTGTTGAGTAGATTATGAGTATGAGTAAAATTTACCCACTATGGAGGATTTTGGGATTTGGCTCCACATCCACGAAACAAGAGTAAGTGGCGCGATGTCGAGACGACGCAGCAGCGTTGCAGTCGTTTGAAGGCTGAGAAGCGTTGGTCGAAGTACCAGGCGTTGAAGAAGCGTCATAAGGAGGCGGGGATGACGTATGACGAGATCGATAATGTGTTGTTCCCTGTTTACGGTCCTGGCAGTTATGCGGTGTTGCATGGTATTGATGCGCCGGCGCAGTGTGATGGCGATGTGAAGGGTGTGGTAGGCAGGGAGGTATTGCCGAGTGGTATTCCGTTTGAGGATCCGAAGTACTGGGTTGAGAAGAGGGGGAATCCGAAGACGAGTCGTTTGCAGGACATTGAATGGGTAGAGGAGGTGAAGTTGTTGAAGGGTGTTAAGCGGGACGATGCTCCGAGTTTGACGGCGTGGGGTCATTATCGTGCGACGGTGATGACGGCGAAGGGCGAGGACAGGCATAATGATTTGGTGAAGGAGTTGTTGTTGCCGAGTAAGAAGGAGCAGGCGCGTCGTGCGGGTGAGGAGAGCGAGGTAGAGTTGGACAAGGTTTTTGCAGATTGGTTGCGTGATGTGCAGGAGGGGGAGGAAGCGTCATGAGTTTTAGTAGGTCAGACTATCGGTTTTACGACGGGGTTCCGAAGGACGTTGTTGCGAATGTGAAGTATCGCGAGCGTTTGATGCGGGAGTTGCAGAGTCCTTCGGGTAGGAGTGAGATTCCGAAGATCAAGGCTGCGTGTGCGGCGGATCCGTTGTTCTTCGTCAACACGTTTGCGTGGACATATGACCCTCGTTTAGGGGATCAGGGGAAGAACCCTGTGGTCCCGTTTGTGACGTTCGACGTTCAGGATGAGCTGATTCATAATGTGTTCGAGTGTCTTGGGAAGTGTGACATGTTGATCGAGAAGAGCCGTGATGTTGGGGCGAGTTGGTGTTGTTTGATGCCGATGTGTCACCAGTTCTTGTTTGAGTCGAACCAGCAGTTTGGTCTTGCGAGTGACACTGCGGAGCACGTTGACAAGACGGGGAGTAAGGACTCGTTGTTCTGGAAGATCGAGTTTATGTTCAGGCTTCTTCCGTGGTTTTTGAGGCCGAAGTACCTGCACAACGAGAGGATGCTGTTGAACGAGGTGAATGACAGCTCGATCCTTGGTAGTGCGGCTTCGGGGAACGCGTTTCGTTCTGGTCGGCATAGGGCAGTGTTACTTGATGAGTTTGCGTCATTTATTCGTTCGGACGGCTACGACATCCTTGCGGCGACAGCGGACGTGACGAACTCCAGGATATTCAACTCGACGCCGAAGGGCACGGGGAATGCGTTTTTCGATGTACGCGAGAAGATCAGCAAAGGGTTCTCAGCGGACGGCAAGATACTTCAGATTCATTGGAGCGAAGATACGAGGAAGAACGCGGGGCTCTATACGAACGGGAAGGGGTACAGACAGTTTTATCCGGGCGCCATGGATCATCACTTGTACACCGACGACAGCGTTGTGTTCCTGAAACACACGCCGAACGGTCGTGAAGTGCAAGAGATGCAGTTTGATTCAGATTACCAGTTCCTGACGGACGGCAAGCTCAGGAGTCCGTGGTACGACAGGGAGTGCCGGCGCAGAGCGCATCCGATGCTCGTGGCGCAAGAGCTTGACATCGACTACCACAACAGCTCGTTCAGGTTCTTCGATGAGGGCGTCATTCAGAACGTACTCAGCACGCAGAAGAGAGAACCTCTTGCTTTGGGTACGTTCACGTTTCACGATGACGATAGCGTCATTGCGTTTGATCGTGAGTCGAAGCCGCATTGGCAGCTTTGGTATCACGGCGTGGACAATGAGACCATGCGCCCGCTTGAATATATGCGGTGCGCGATCGCCGCTGACATCTCTGCCGGTACCGGCGCGTCGAACTCGTGCTTGAGCGTTGTCGATGTTGATACCGGTGAGAAGATCGCCGAATACGCGAACCCGTCGATCTCGCCGGAGAACTTCGGTCGGTACGCGGTCCAGGTCGCACGGCTGTTCAACGAAGCGTTTTTGATCTGGGAGAACAACGGCCCCGGCCGGAACTTCGGGCAGAAAGTGCTTGACGCGGGCTACGGTAAGATCTACCGCCTTCGCGACGATGTGTCGATCAAGCACAAGACGAGCGACATCCCTGGATGGCCGAGTTCGCCGGAGAAGAAGTTCGCGCTTCTTAGCAATTACCGCGACGCCCTGGCGCACGGTCTGTTCACGAATCCGAGCGAAGCGGCTATCCTCGAATGCAGGGAATACATCAACCTGCCTGGCGACAAGGTGGTTCATTCGGCAGCGAACAACTCGCTCGACCCGACCGGCGCCGGTAAGTCGCACGGCGACCGCGTGATTGCCGACGCCTTGGCGTGGAAGGCCGTGACCGGGCTCAAACCGCAGCGGCTGCCGAAGGGTGACGCACAGATGAAGGCGAGGCCGGTACCGCAGCATAGCATGAAATCACGGATCATGCGGCGGGAAGAAGCAGAAAAACGAACTGAATTTAGAGTTTGGAGTTGATAATGGCGTATAACCCGCTTTCGACAAAGAGCCTGCAAGACTTAGGCGCGGCAATTGACCGCTCGGCGGATCAGCTCAAGCCGTTCCGCAAGCATGCGTTTGACACGATGCAGATGTATGTCGGCAAGTACTACGGCGATAACGATAAGCGCGGTATGAAGCAGACGCCGTTGAACCTCCTGCAACTTGCGGTCGACATCTATGTGCAGAGCATTGCCCCGGTCTGCCCGAAGTTCCTGGCAAGGCCCGTCGTGGCAGGGCTCAAGCGCCCGGCGTCCATGCTTGATCTCGCGCTGAACCATGTGGCCAACGAACTGAACCTCCGCGACGAGTTCCAGGAATGCGTGATGAACGCGATGTTCTCGATCGGGATTATGAAGGTCGGCACCGCCGCAATCGACGACGGCACATTGATTGATGCGACTCAGCCGTATGCGAAGTGCGTCAGCCTGGATGACTGGGTGCATGACACGACCGCGCGGCGGTATACCGAGTGTTCGTTCGCATCGAACAAGTACCGGATGGATTATGAGATGTTCAAGGAGAGCGGGCTCTACAAGAACACTGAAAAGGTGTCGTTCTACGACGATCTCGACGTTGAGCAGCACGCGATCAAGCGGATCGGCGGGCATGACAACCTGTCGCAGTGCTACCGCAGGTCGGTTGAACTCAGGGACGTCTGGCTCCCGGCTGATGGGCTCGTCGTCACCATTCCCGCCAACGATTCAGCAGTGAATCTGAGGACCGTGGAATGGGGCGGCGTCGAGATCGGGCCGTATCACTTGCTCACGTTCGCGCCCGTGTCAGATAATGTGATGCCGGTCGCCCCCGTCAGCGCGATCCGCGACCTGTCAGAGCTTGCGAATGATCTGATGATCAAGCTTGCCAACCAGTCGCGCCGGCAGAAAGACGTCACCGCATACAGCGCGACAGGCGCCGAGGACGCAAAGCGCGTCAAGGACGCCAACGACGGCGATATGATCGGGGTCACCGATCCGTCGCAGATAGCCCAGCTCAATTTCGGCGGAGCAAATCCGCAGACTCAAGCGATGCTCCTGCAACTTCGCGACTGGAACAGCTACATGGCCGGGAACCTCGACCTCCTCGGCGGCCTGAGCGCGCAGTCGCAGACGCTTGGCCAGGACCAGCTCCTCGGCGCGTCCGCCTCCAAGCGCATGGAGATCCTCCGGCAGCGGTACGAATCATTTGCACAGAGCGTCGGCAAAGCGGTCGCGAACGAGTTGTGGTACGACCCGATGATCGACCTGCCGCTCGTCAAGCGGACGTCGAACGTCGGCCTGGAGATCCCAGTCCGGTTCAATGAGGAGTCGAAAGAGGGCGACTTCCTCGACTACAACATTAATATCGACCCGTACTCGACAACGCACATGTCGCCGCCGGAACGGCTGCAGATGCTCACCACACTCCTGCAGCAGGCGATCCTCCCAGCCATGCCGTTCCTACAGCAACAAGGCGGGACGCTGAACATGGTGGAGTATCTCGACATCCTTTCGCGGTACGCCGATGCGCCTGAGCTGAAGAACATGATTCAGTTCCAGGACGCGCAGGCGAATAACCAACAAGACCCCATTAACCCACAACCCTCGTCAACGTCGAACGTGACGAGTCGCGAATACATCCGGCGAAACGTGCCGACCGGCGGGACGCAGCAGAACCGTGACAATTTAATGGCTCAGGCTCTGCTCGGTCAGGACGATCAGCCGAAACAACAAGCGTCAATCATGCGGATATGAGAGGATGGACCATGGACATGGTAATTGAAAAACTGGTTACGGTGGTAGACAGCCCCCTAGGGCTGATTGCTATCGTACTGATCTTTGTGATCGCAAACAGGTTGTTCTCACTCGAAGAATGGGTGCGAACAAACATGAGCGACACAATCAAGAACAACACGGAGGCCATCACCAAGATGACTGACCACTGCAAAGCGAGGAACGGTCGCAACGATGCCTAAGTACGTATACCGAAAGGCTGACGGCGAAGAGATCGTTCTGACGATGACAATCGCGGAGCTTGAGGCGCGTCAGTTTGAAGGTGAGAACAAGAAGATTTTCATCGAGCTGGACGACGGCTCGTTGGCAAAACGCGTGTTCACCCCTGTCGGTGGACATCAATCGTCCGTCTGGCCAAAGCGCTCTTGCGCGGCAGGCGTGGCGGCAGCACAGGTCGCAGACGCCGAAAAGTACGACCGTGAGCACGGCGTGCCCACCAAGTACGACCCGAAGACCGGCGATGCGATCTACACTTCTATGGAACATCAACGCAGACACCTGAGGCATCACGGGCTTGTCGACCGCGATTCCTACTGCTAAAAAAGGACGCCCCGAAACATGGCAGACAAAAACCTCTACGACTGGTCGGCAAACGACGGCGCCGAGACCCCGGCAGCCGTTGAAGAGCCTGATTCCGCAGAACAGACGACAGAGACGCCGCAGGACAATGGCCCGGAAGAGCCGTCGCCTGACACGTTCTCTGTCGACGAGTCGCAGGTCAACACCCCTGAGAACGTGAACCAGGGATTGTTTGACTGGAGCGACGACATCGAGAAGGCGCGTAAACCGAACGCGGACGGCGACGGCCAGGAAGAGAGCGAAGACAAAAACACCGACGTCGATGACAATGATCCCGGCGCCGATAACGCAGCAGCCGATGACAATGATCCCGGCAGCAGCAATATGCCGACGCCTGCACCCGCAGTGATGGACCCCGGTCTGATCATGCGTGCAGGCAAGGCAGGGCTCACAGCAGACGATCTGAAGGCGTTCGCGACGCCCGAGGCGTTGACTCAGGCTGTGATCCTGATGGAACGCTCTGCCCCAAGGCAGGGCGGTGACAGTGCAGCGGCTGAAGAGCCGACGGTTGACGAGTTCAAGCCATTCGAGCTTGAGATCCCGGAAGACTTCGACGACGAATCGGCCAGTGTTCTCAAGAAGATGCAGGAACAGTTCAACATGTTCGGCAAGGCGATGCACGAAAAAGCGGCAGCCAGCGAGAAGGAGCTGAACGAGCTGAAAGGCACGATGCAGCAAGATCGCCAAGCCGCCGAACAACAGGCGCGTGTCGAGTTCACCAAGTGGTTCGACGGCGAGCTGAGCCAACGCGCTGACCAGTGGGGCGACCTGCTTGGCAGCGAACAAATCGGCCAGCTCCCGGACAACGACCCCAAGGTGCTCAACCGTCAGAAGGTTGTGATCGAAATGGACAACCTCGCGAGGGCGCATCCCGAATGGGATCGCAATCGTCTCCTGCAAGGAGCGCTGACGCTCACGTTCCCTGATGAAATCGAAAAACGCGCAGTCAGCAAGGTGAAGCAGAAGGCAACTCAACACCGGCAGAAACGCGTCACAGCACGGCCAAGCAGCCGAGTTCCTCAGAAAATTGAGGACATGCCGAAAGGCCGGGCAAAGGCCGTTGCTGTCGCGCAGAGCTGGTGGAAGAAAAACTTCGGCTAAGCCGGCTGGATCGCGCTAACATAAGGCAACTGAACAATGGCTATTGCAGCAGAAGCGATTGACGATCTCGTCAAATCAACACTGGAAAGCCTGCCGGACCCGAACTTCGGCATGATCGCCCAGGATCTGCCTGAGTACATCGTGATGAACCAATTGCTCCGCAGGGACGCAATCAAGTTCAACTCGACCGAAAACATGACGCACAAGCTGATGGTCGACCAGTCCCGCACCGCGGAACACGTCGGTCTCTACGCCGATGACGACCTCAGCGTGCAGGACAACCTCCAGAACGTCGTCGTGCCGATGCGGCACACGACCAACAACTTCATCTACGACGTCACCGAGAAGGCAATGAACGAAGGCCCCGAACAGATCGTTGATCTGATCGGTACCCGTCTCGTGGACATGATGCTCGGGCTCGCAGAGAAGTTGGAGCAGTCGTTCTGGAAGGCGCCGGACAACAGCGACGACGTGATAACCCCGTGGGGTATCAAGTACTGGCTGAAGCCGGCCACGTCCAGCCGCGGTTTCAACGGCGGCGATATCACCGGGTTTTCTTCCGGTCCTGGCGGTCTGTCCTCGAACACGTACACCAAGTGGAAGCACTACAACGCTGTCTACGACGCGTTCACGGACAGCGACCTCGCCGCCGAGCTTCGCCGTGCGTTCCGCGCCTGCAAGTTCATGAGCCCGGTCAAGACCCTCAGCAATGACGGAGCCCAAGGTTCGCGGTACAAGCTGTTCTGCGGCGAAGAGGTGGTCGAAGGTCTGATCACCATGGCCCGCGCCCAAAACGACAACATCGGCCGCGACCTCGCGGCATACGACGGTACGGTGACGTTCAAGCGTCTTCCGTTCCAGTACGTACCGCAGATCGACGTCGAATGGTCAAGCGACTCGTACCCGATCTTTATGCTCGATACGAAGCATCTGAAGGTCATGGTTCACAGCAAGAACAACTTCCGGGAAACTGGCCCTGACCCAGTCGCCGGAAAGCACAACGTCCGCGCGGTCTTCACCGACCTGACGTGGAACGTGATGTGCACCGACCGTCGTCGTCAGGCGTGGATCAACCGCGTCTAACTTCAGGCGATCACCAAATGGGTGGTTAGCTCAGCCACCAGAACGCAAACTCAAATTGAGGAATTGACATCATGCCAATGGAAGCAAACTACAGAGACCAGTACCGTCGGAACCCGCGTCGCGTTCTCAGCGAAGCAGGTGAAGCAACGAAAGGCTATGCCTGCATGTACAACATGGACTATGGCACAGCCGCGAACGTCGATCCCGAGCGCCACAAGCGCGTCGAGGCTCCGTCGGTTACCAATAACCGGTTTTTCGCCGGTGTTCATTCGCAGGCCCTCACTCGGTCGCAGACGACCAAGATCTGGGAGCCAGGTCGCGGCGGTTCCGTAGCCCAGTGCTACATCGGCGAGGCCGTGACGCTCAACGACCGTGTGTCAGTCGACTACGCCACCGGCAAGTTCTACAAGGGCGGCCTGAGCGGCGGTCGCGGCGCAGGTACTGTGATGCAGACGCTCACCGAAGCCGGTCTCGCAGATGTGTTGCTGGACGAAGGCGTTGGTGAATGCGACGGCAATGCCGGTGTGTTCAACATCACCCCGGAAGCCGCCGGCGGCGCCATCGTGTTGTCTCAACGCGGTATGAACCTGATCAACGGCGGTACGATCAACGACGACCACGCTACCTTCACTCTCGCTGACGGCGTAGAGACGGGTCAGAAAGTCGGCTTCAAGATCACCACGCTGGTCGGCAACAGCAAGAATGTTGTCGTCACCGTGACTACCGGCGTCCAGGCGGATCTCGCGACCAACCTCGCAACGATCACACTCAACGCGGCGGATGAGATCGCGATCCTTGAGTGGCTCGGCGCGGAGTGGGTCTTGCGTTACTACGCCGGAGCAACGCTCTCCAGCTAACCACAGACCTTCGGGGTCCGGTGTTGGGCCTGTACAGGTGTGCAGGTCCAGCACTTACCCTGAAACAAGGATTGAAATATGTCAGAGCCCACACTCACAACGGTCCTGGACGACTTGAAGCTTGACGTTGCGTATCAACTTGGGTTCTCGCGGACCGAGGCGAAGTGGAGCGCGGAGCGGCTGGCGTTGATCACAAATGTGATTAATCAGGGGTACAGGCGGTTCCTGTTCCCGGAGATCATAGATAACGATCGCGTCCCGCACAAGTGGAGCTTCCTCGAACCGGTGACGACGCTTGTGGTGTGGCCTGAGACAACCGGCACGACCAGCGGCGCCCCGTCCTACGACGGGAGCACGTACTCGACAATCACCGCGACCGCGAACAAGTTCTATCCGTCAATGGTCGACGGCAGCTTTGTCTTCGACACGTCAGAAAACAGCTATACCGTCGCTGAATACGTCAGCGCGACGCAGATCAAGGTGCTTGGCGATGCCAGCGGCGAAGACTCCGGCGACACCTTCACAATGACGCCGACCGGCGACTACCGGCTCCCGGACGACTTCGGCGGCATTGTCGGATCTTTCTACATCATTGACCAGGACACGTACCCGCTTAAAGTACGCCGCGTCGGTATCGGCCAGATCCACAAGCTTCGTGCAGAGAATACGTACACCGACACGCCGCAGTACTTCGCAATCGCGTCCGTGGCAATGACGGGCGCCGCAGGGCAGCGGCAACAAGCTCTGATGTATCCGACGCCGGATGCGATCACTACCCTCACCTACCGCTATGCCGTGCTTCCGGATGCGCTTACTGCATCCCTCGACTATCCGCGCGGCATTGAGGCGCATTCCGAGACGGTTCGGCTTGCATGCCTTGCGGAGGCAGAGGTCGAAGCGGACGGCGTCGCCGGTACGTATGAGATCAAATTTCAGCGCGCATTACGTGCAAGCATAGGTCGTGACAGGCGCGACCATATGCCGGACAACCTCGGCAAGAACAAAGACGACTCGCCGTGGTTGACGGCATACACGTATGACCGCACACTCGGTGCGATAATCACCAGAAACGGAACGCCAATTTAGGAGACCACGGAATGGCAGCAACGAAATATGGTAAACTGACGGTCACAACGGCTGCGCAAGACATCGGCGACGCCGAGCCGCAGGAGTTCTGCTTCCAGACGCCAGCCGACAACAGCGGGAGCGTGTTCATCGCGTTCAACGGCGATACGGCTGTCGACGATCAAGGGTGGAACCTGGCGCCAGGCAAGGACGTCACCAACAAAGACGTCCCGGAGGCGTTCAAGCGCGGCCCGTTCAGCATCATCGGAACAGCCGACGACGTCCTCTACTACACATTCAGCAGAACGCGCGGTTCCTGATCACTCTGAGGAGTTGATATGAACTTTCAGTTCGGCCATAAATGGGGTTTGCTGATTACCGTAGACCCGCCCGTCAACTCTGTGGCCCCCGTGGTCACAGGAGTTGGGTACAACGGCCAGACTATGTCGACGACGAACGGGACGTGGACCGGCGACGTTGACAGCTATTCGTATCAATGGCAGGCGAACGGCATCGACATCTTTGGCGCGACGTCGAGCACGTATACGGTCACGTCGACTACAGAGGGCACGTCAATCACATGTCAGGTGATCGCCAGCAATGCAGGGGGTTCATCTGATCCAGCCAACTCGAACGCCATCCACAACTGGATACCGTCCGACGCCACCCTGCGCACCTGGATAGATTCATCCGACACGAGCACAATCACGGCAACCGGCGACGATGTTGATCAAATCGACGACAAATCCGAGAACGGATATGATTTCGTCTCACTAGGAACTCCGACCACTGGCACGCGTAGCCTCAATAGTCTCAATGTTATTGACTTTAACGGCGGCGAAGGGTTGGAGAGTACCTCATTACAGTTGCCTTCAAACGGGAATTTTGTCGTCGTCCATTTGGCTGTCATTGACTCGGTGAACGACTTCTTGCAGAGTTTACACTCTTGGCAGGCGGCGGACGACTATCAGTTTCAAGCCAGCGAGGGTGACCCAACAACAGAGTTTGACGGTCGCGTTAACACTACGGAAGCCACGTCATTCAATTTGACCGGCGGCCCCTATTCCGGACCGGTCGTGACGGTTGTTGTGTTCGACTACAGCGCGAACACAATTTCCGCGCGAATGGACGGAACTGATAGGGGATCGGTCAACGATTACAATTCGCCTGTCTCGCAGACAGGTGCCTATTTCTCAATCTTCGCGAACCGCAGTCAATCAGAACGACCGAATGGCGCGGCGGCCGACTTCGTTATTCTGGATGACGTGGACAGCGCGACCATTCAGAAGGCAGAAGGATACATGGCCTGGAAGTGGGATCGCGTATCCCAGCTCGACGCTGGTCACACCTACAAATCCGCACCCCCGACAGCGGCATAAGGAGGTTATTTATGAATTTTCAGTTCGGCCATACATGGGGACTGCTGAGTGCCGTAGGAGCGCCCGTCAACACAGTGCCGCCTGTCGTCACCGGTGTAGGGTACGTCGGACAAACGATGTCCACCACAAACGGAACATGGACAGGCGGCGTTGATAGCTACAGCTACCAATGGCAGGCGAACGAGGTCAACATCCTCGGGGCCACGTCCTCAACCTATGACGTCACTATCGACAAAGAAGGCGCGTCGATTCGATGTGTCGTCACGGCGATCAACGCGGCAGGCTCGACCCCGGCTAACTCGAACGCTGTTCACAACTGGACGCCGCTGGACGACGATACCAGCCTGGAGTTCCTCCACGATCCGAGCTACGGCGACAGCCTTACGAAGGTCGGGGATCGGGTGAGTCAAATCGCCGACAGGAGCACAAACGGGTTCGACCTAACCCAAAGCGTATCTGCCGAGCGACCACGAACCGGCTCTGATACCATCGGAGGGCTGAATTGCCTGGGGTCGCCGGACGCCGAGCGGTGGATGCGCACTACTGCCGCCGTAGCAATGCCGTCGTCCGGAGATCTGGCTACGTTCATCGTGTTCGAAAACACCGGCCCACCTGCAGGAAACACCGCGTCAATTGTTAGCCAAAGCGGAACAGAAGATTACCAATACCAAGCAGACAGTCCAAGCGATTTCGACGGCAAAACCCAAGGCGGCGTATGTGAGAGTTTCACGTTGTCGGGGTCACCACACAATGGGCCTTCCGTACATGGCGTGATACTGGATTGGACGGGCGCGGGGACGGTAGCCGTGAACGTCGACGGAACAGAGCGAGGCTCGGAATCGTACACAACGAAGCTGTCGTCTCCGAACGTGCTTCGACTTGGCCGGAATCGAGGCGAAACGAACGGTCTTACGGACGCCTGGGGCATGCACGTTGGAACGTCTGATGTGTCCTCTGCGAATGTTGCACGGTACGAAGGGTACCTTGCATGGCGGTATGGCCTTGAAGACAACCTCCCGGTAGGTCACACGTACAAATCTTCACCCCCAACAGTCTAAAAAAGAGGAAAGACAATGTCAACGTATCAAAAGCAAAACGAAGTAGCTCAAAACGAGGACTTTCGAGCGATGGTCCGCATGTCTATCATCGAAAGTTCAATCGCCGTCCAGGCAGAAGACCCGGCAGACCTCTCCCCGCCCACTGGGTTTGAGCCCGGCGGTGCGGACCGTAAGCAAAACTGGCATCTGAGGCGATCAGGCAGAGCCGTCTCTATCCTCAACAATCCGGCTCACTATGTCGAAGCGTATGCGTTCTCTGTCGCAAATGAGATGGGAGCGTACCTCGACGGTACGGACTTGAAGTGGGGATCTGATCAAGCGCTGACCGACAGCGACATGCTTTTCACGACGAACGCATTGTTCGACGCGTTCTCAGGTTCTCACTCGTAACGAAACCAAGATAGGAGCAGCCAACATGGCAAACCCAGAACAATTCGGACGCTTCCTCGAAGAAGCCTCCGTAGTCGAAATGGTCAACGGCGTCAAACACGTCGCCAAAGTCTATGTCCGAGGCGACACGGTCCCGACCGATGGCGACAAGAACTACGCGAAGGGTTGTATCTTCGTGAAGACTGACGGCACGACCTTGGACGACATCTTGTATCTCAACATCGGCACCGCGGCGTCTTGCAACTTCGACGCCATGGTCAACTCGTAAGCAGAGGCACAATGGCACGTAGCAGGAAAATCAAGCTGCGTTTCCCGGTCAAAGGACTTGATAGGCGACTGTCGTTCGAACGGCAGCCGCCTTACTCGTCCCCTGACCTGAGTAACGTTCGGGTATCGGAGGTCTACGACGAACGCGAACGAGGCGGTTCCAGGCCCGGCACGGGCAAGGCAATCCTCACACAGCTTGGCAGCGGCAACACTGTCAATTTGCTTGCCAGCGTGACATCTGCAGATTCATCCGGGTTCAGGCAGTTCGTTGAGAACTTCAACATCACACAGCTCTCGGGGAACGGTTGGGCGGCTGTCTCAAGCTACTCGTCAAACCTCCCTGGGATCTACGAGTCAGGCAGCGCTATTGTTGACGACGTCGAGAAAGCCGGCGCGATTCGTGACGCTCTCGACCCGGCGCTTGATAACACTCAGGCGTACACCGTCGAGGTTGACCTTGCGACATACGAAGGTCAGTACGGCGGGAAGTACTACCTGTGGGCATGCGCCAACGACTCTTCACCGGACCCATACGACGAAGGGCTTGTGGCCGAACTGATCATGGACGATGAAACCGACGCCTATGAGGGCACGCTCTACCACTACAAGAGCGGGAGCCTTGACGCGTCGTATGCATTCAGCTCCGGCGGCGGTAGCGGCAACGCGACTGCCGGGAAGTTCTGGTTCCTGATCAACGGCAGTTCAGTCAAGGTTTACTGGAACAGCACACAGCTCACGTCGCAGACGTTGACGCTGACCAGTCCCACAACGCACCGCCGCGTCGGGTTTGCCCTCGAATGCACAGTAGAAGGCGGGGCGTGTCTTGTGTCTTCGTTCAAGGCGCAGTACTACACCGACGACACACTGAACGAAACACAACGGACGATCCGCGTAGCGGCGAGCAACGGCACGTTGTACAAGGAAACAACAGAGGGGACGATGGAGGCCGTGTCGTCTAACCTCGACCTGAACAGCTCGCTTCGGATACGCACAGCCGAGTATCAGAACAAGCTCTACATCGCGGACAGAGGCGACGTCAGGGCGGACGGCACGGACGGGGTGATCTCGGGGTCGACCCTTGACGCCGCAAGCGTAGCCGACTGGTCTGCGATCAACCTGGATACCTACAACTATGCCGTTGTGATCACGAACGGAACCGGCGCTGTCACGGACGGAACCTACTACATAGACTCTATCGCCGCAGGAGAACTGACCTTGACCGCGGCCCCTGGCGACGGATCGTGTTCATTTCACATCGAACGGGCTCCGAAGATCTACGACCCGACAGCCGACACACTCACGCTTTGGCAGGCGTCAAGCGGGAACGGCCAAGTACCGACGGGCTGTGACAACATCGACCGGTACCGAGGCCGGATCGTCATGGCGAAGAACGATGAGAACCTCTGGTACGTCAGCCGGCAGTTCGATCCGTTGGACTGGAACTACGGCGCCGACTCAACCGACTACGGTCGTGCGGTTGCCGGCAGTGCAGCGGAAGCGGGCGAAGTCGGCCAGAACATCAAAGCTATCATGCCGTACAACGACGACTACATGCTGTTCGGATGCGAATCGTCGATCTGGATACTCCGCGGCGACCCCGCCACCCCAAGCGCCACCCTAGGCCCTGTATCGCGCGCTGTGGGCTGTGTCGGCGGCGATGCATGGTGCACTACGGATCGCGGCGAAATCGTCTTCCTGGCCGATTCAGGGCTTTACGCGCTGGCCGCAGGAGGCGACGGGTTCCCGGCGCAGATCTCCGTCAGGCTCCCTAGAGAGTTGAAGGGCTTGAACAGCGACCTGTATCAAGTATCTCTGGCATACGACCGCCGCGACCAGGGCGTTCACATCTTCGTGTATCAGTCAGGCGTCACGCAAGGACACTGGTGGGTCGACTGGAAGCGCGACGGCGCATACGGGATTTTCCCCGTGTCGCTGCCTGACGCACAGACCCCGTTCTGCACGCTACAGACGAGCAACGTCATTCAGGACTCAACCCACGTCATGATGGGCTGTGAAGACGGCTACCTTCGTTTCTTCTCCGACTTCTTCAATACTGACGACGGCACAGAGATTGAGAGCTATGTCGACATCGGCCCGTTCGCCCTTGGCGACGGCGCCAGCCGTGAAGGCCGTATTCAGTCGATGCAGGCGACGCTCGGATACACGTCAGGCAGTGTGGATTGGAGCGTTCGTGTAGATCGCAGCGCAGAGGCCGCGTTCCTCTCGGAGACGTTCGACTCCGGGACGTGGGACAACACCGAAGGCGTGCAGCTTACAGACCGGCTCAAGCTCCGCGGCATGGCGTGCATCATCCGCCTCGACAACAGCGGCCTGACGCCGTGGAGCATGGAGCACATTTCGGCAATCCTTGAGAAACTTGCAGAACAGAGGCTGATTACCTGATGGCCAAGTACGGATATGTCCCGAAGCGGTTTACCTTGGCAGAGATGCAGATTGCGTTCCAGCAGTTGTACAAGATCCTGTCAACGCCGGGCATTGGCGATTTGCCAGACTTTACGCTGGCCGAACTCAACGCCAGGATCACAGACGCCAATGTAGACGCCGACGGCGACCCGCGAGTTCCAACCGCCCACGCCTCGACTCACTTCCCGAACGGTTCTGACGATGTCGTCGGGTTGTTGGTTGTGGAAGATACGCTGAACGGCCTTATGGTCGATGACACAAGCAAAACACTTTTGATGTGGAGTAAATAACCATGGCAGTCACCGCCGACTATCTCTGTCAATACGTTGCCGGGAACCAGCTCAAGGCCGAACTTGAACTGATCACCGCCCTCGGCAGCGGGACAGACTCGCAGATACCGACCGCAGCAGCAGTGGAGACGGCCATCAGCGGATCTTCGCACAATCCCGTCACCATTGCAGCCGGCAGCGCAGCGGCGCTATCCTTGTCCACACAGGAACTGTCCATCGAAGCCGGGCTGAACGCAATCGCAGGGTTGGCGAAGACGGACGGCAACATCATTGTCGGCGACGGGTCGACGTGGGTAGCGGAGTCCGGCGCGACCGCTCGCGCATCGCTTGGTCTTGGCAGTATAGCGACGCAGGCGGCGGGCAGCGTAAACATCGACGGCGGCGCAATTGACGGGACAACCATCGGCGCGGCAAGCGCGGCGGCGGGTACGTTCTCGGCATTGACAGATTCTGCGCTCACTTCAGGCCGTGTCACCTACGCAACGACCGGCGGGTTGTTGGCCGATTCCGCAAATCTGACGTTTGACGGGACAACGCTCACGGCGCATACGCTGACAGTATCAACAGGCAAATTGACAATGCCAGCGGCTGGCGAGATCGAGGCGGCTACAAGCCTGGAGCTAGATTCTCCGCTGGTCGGGATTGGTGGTACACCCTCTGAGAAGATGGAGATATTCAATGACGCAAGCTGGCAGCTAGCCCTGACAAACACTGGTGTCGGTGGAGCAAAATGGTATGTCGGCTCTAGCAATAATGGCTGGTTTTCTGACGGTGGGAAGTTCATCATTTCGTACAATACCGTGTCCAGTAGCGCGGCACTGGCTATCGCCTCCGACGGCAACGTCGGCATCAACACAACCGGGCCAGACCGCAAGCTAGACGTCCTCGACGCCAGCAACCCGCAGATTAGGTACACCCATACGGATGGCAGCGTATACGGCGAGATCCAGGCGGACAGCAGCGGTTACACAATATTTACGACGACTGGAGCATTGTTCAACCTGAACGGGAATACGGTGCTTGGCGGAACGTCAATAGGAACGTCAGCAACTATGACGCTGGGGCTCAACACCGGCACGGCCCCCGGCTCCAGCCCTGCGGATATGTTCCAGATGTACTCGGCGGACCAAGCCGCCGGAAACGCCTGCCCGCATTTTCGCTGTGAAAACGGGAACGTCGTAAAGCTCTACCAGGAAACCGCACTGACGTCGCAACTGACGACCATAACTCACACCGCGCCCGGCACGTCGGATTACGCGATTCAGACTCTGACCAACTCAGGCGGTTATGCATTTGTGACGGCGGATGAAGGGCATACCGTCCTGGCAGTGATTGCAAACTTGCAGGCGCGAGTAGCGGAACTGGAAACTCGACTTCAGGCACACGGCCTGCTTGCTTAAACCCCAAACCACAAAGGAACCCGAAGCAACATGAACGACGACAACAACGAGCTGACCTACGGCGACATCGAGCAGATGTACTTGGCTCTGAAGAGCCCGCAGTTGGCAGCAGTCAGCCCAACCAAACACACCGTCAAGTTCTTCTACGCGTGCAACATCAACGCAAGGCGGATCTTGCCCTGCGTCCTGGCGGCAGACGAGCCGTTGAAGGAATACAGCGAGAAAGTCGCCAAGGTGCAACGCGAGACTGTTGGCGACGAACGCACCGCCGCAATCGCAGACCTCAACAAAGAGTACTCTGATGAACTGGATCAAAAGAACATTATCAGGGGGGAAAAGGTTGACGTCAAGCTCCACATGGTCGACTTTGAGACATTGCCCGAAGTCGAGTGGGGAGTCCTTGCTCCCCTCATGCCATTCGTCCGCAAACCAAGAGAGGATGAACCCAATGAAAAAGTTGGTGATTCTGGCAATTGTGATGCTGGCAGTGTGCATGACGCTTAGCGCGTGCAAGGCCCTGTTCTTGTAACCCACAAAGCGTATCGACACACATATGAGCAAGGTCGTAACCATCGTAGGGCTTTACTTCGAAGAACTCCTTGTCCGGCGTCAGCCGTATGAGGGGTTTGTTCCTGAAGTACCCTTGGAGGGTGAGGTGTGGACAATGAACCACTACTACGAGTTCTACCCGTGGTTACGGCCTTCGCGCATCATCCAGATCCATACAGACTACTCAGAGCTTCCACAGGCCGCGGAATCATACGAGGCATACGAGAAGTCGGGGGCAAAGGTGTTCGTGCGTCAGAAGCGCTTAAAAGGGCTCTCACCGGCATGCCAGCGTATTTACCCGGAATCGGTCATCCAGGATTGGCCAAGAGGCTACTTTGCAGGTGCAGCACATTACGCGTTGGCGTTGGCGTTTCACGAAGGGTATGAAGAAGTTCACCTGCGCGGGATCAGGCTGCTCGATCCTGGCGAGTACGACTGTCAACTTCCGTCGCTCATGTATGCTATTGAGCGATGCGAAGCCGCCGGGATGAAGATCCATAGCCGGTATATGAGCTGGTGGAAGCGTCGCGTCGAGGCGTTGAACCCGAAGGTTGTCGCACGCCACTACGGCTGTGACGATGAGACGGTCAAAAAAGTTGTGTCATGGCGCGACGTCGTTGAGCAGGTTCGCATCGAATACGGCACGGCGCCGTCGCGTAAGCGAATCCTGAGAGCAATCGAACGCGCAGTACAAAGCGCCAGGAGGGCGAACATTGGGTAAGAGATTTGCATACGTCGCGAAAGCCGTCCCTCCGGTAGAGCCTCCAGGTCCGGAACCGCCACCAGAGCCTCCCGGTGGTGGCGGCGGCGGCTACACCGATACCGCATACGTCGCACGTTGCTACCACACGTCCAGCTACACGATCTCGGTTGAGACCGATGATCCGGTGATCGTGGTGGCCGGTACGCCCAGCAATTACGAAGTGTCAGGCTCTTCGACGTCGCACAGCATCAACGTGTCGAGCGGTTACAACGGGGTGTGGCTGTGCGTGACGAGCGGGAGCATCTCGATTGAGTCGCTGGCGATTACGGACAGTCACGTTCGGGAGGTGGCAAACCTTGACGATCTTGACGATCTGGAGACGTTGGATCTTTCGGATAACGGCGAAATGACGTCGCTCGATGCAAGTGACTGCACTAGCCTGAGCGCTTTCCCGAGATTGACAAATTCAGATTCAGAATCACTAACGGTAGACCTGAGTGGCTGCACGGCCTTGACAAGCATTTCACTATTGAGGCCAACATTCCGCACGTTGGACGTTTCGGGCTGTACGTCGCTAACGTACTTAGGTATCGCTATTGCGGATTTGCTAACGGCACTAAACGCGAGTGGGTGTACGGAAATGACGGAGTGCTTATTACTTAATACCGCACTCCAGACAGTTGACGTATCAGGCGGGACGTCGCTGGCAGACCTAAGAATCAGTAACGCAGATTTATTGTCGACACTTGATATCTCAGAATGTATGGCGTTAGAAGATGTCGATATCTTTGGAGGGTCGCTATCAAGTTTTGATATTAGCAATCGCGCGGCTCTGACAAATCTTGAGTTGAAGAATTTGTATAGTATGACAAGCTTAAACATGTCTGGATGTACAGCGTTGACCGGCATTGATACCCAAGATCTGGAAGCATTGGAAACGGTCAACGCTTCTGGATGCACGTCGCTTGAAACGCTTACCCTATCCCTCAACGAAGCCCCGGCGCTGGTATCATTAGATGTCACTAACTGCATTGCGCTGACGTCACTTTCGACTACATGGGTGGAAACAGTGACGTCAGTCACGGTTGCGGGATGCACAGCTCTTGAGACGATTGATCTGTTTAGGTCACACTCGCTGCCGTCAATAGACTTGAGCGACCAAGAGGATTCATTGACTACCTTAACGATTTCTGCGCGTTCGATGGAGTCATTAGACCTTACAGGCTTTGGCTTGTTAGAAGATGCAAGCATCGCTATTGGGTCATCAACTGCGCTGACGTTGACAAACTGTATAGCGTTGGCGTCCTTGACTCTGAACGGAGCTTCGGCATCATGGACAGCGCAGGCATTAGCGTCATTGACGGATTTGCGGATTGACGGTACGTGGACGGCACTGAACCTCAGCGCCCTGAACAGTAACGCAATGGAGCTGCGGTTGATCGACAATCTAGCGCTTACGTCAATCAATCTTGACGGATACGACATTACGCTGCTCTCGCTTTCTGCAAATACAAGCTTGTCATCTATCTCAATTGCGAACTGTACGTCCTTGCTTGATGTGCAGGTCACCAACCCGAACAACTTGGACAATTCGGATCGCGGCGGAATACTTGTCGATCTCGACAACGCCGGTCAGTCAAACGGCGATGCAGACGTTGGCGGCGCTGTTGATGCAGCAGGGCAAGCAGCAAAAACCTCCCTTGAAGGAAAGGGCTGGACAGTCTCAACATAGGAGCACATCATGCCAAGCAACTACAACATCATCCCCGGAAGCGGCAGGCGGTATGCCTATGCTCCCGGGACGTCGAGAAACTACTACCAGAACATCGCCCGCGGACAGAACACTTCGTTCCAAGGCGGGCAGTACGGCTATTGGAATTACCTTGGGCCTGGACGCGATGCCCAGTTCGTCCCGTTCCAGCAGCAGCCGCGCCGCACCCCCATGTCGGTGTACAACCCTGCCGCGTATCAGCGCAATCAGCTCATACAGCAGCAACAGGCGGCCATGGACGAAGCGAAGCGCAAGACCGAAGAGCGCTACGAAGAGGCCATGAAGAACCTGCAAGACGTTGGTCTTCAGGAAGGCAAGGACATTGATCAGCGGTTCGACTCGTCTCGGAGTGCGGTCAATCAGAGCCTTGTCAGCTCCGGTCTTGCGAACACGTCGGTACTCCCGACGATGCAGCAAGGGGTCGAGCGCGAACGCACGGCGTCACGCAATCGTCTTGCGACGATGCTTGCCCGTGAACGCAATCAACTGCTTGCAAGCCGTAACGACATCCCCCCGGATCTCAACCTTTACACACGGCTCCTCTATGGGGCTGGCGCAGGAGGAATCTAACCCATGGCATTCGACGTCTACCACAACCCATCAGCCGCGGCCTTGGGTGGCGTTGCCTTCCAAGGTGGTCGCGGCGAATATCAGAAGTACTTGCAGCAGCATCGGCTCCAGCAGCAGCAGCTTGCCTTGCGTCAACAGCAGATGCGGATCGGTCAACAGCAGTTTGCTCAGGAGATGCAGGAGCGCGGCCGGCAGCGTGAGTTCCAGACGGCACGCGACCGTCAGCTTCAGGAGTTCCAAATCGAGGAGCTGAACGAACGCCAACGTATCGAGCAGGAGAACTTTGAGCACAAGTTCACCGCGGCTCAGAAAATGAAAATGCAGCAGATCCGCCAGGACATTGAGGAAGTCGAGCAGGACGACACGCTGACGCCTGAGCAGAAGATGGTCACCAAGCAGCGTCTCAAGAACATGATCTACGGCATGGGCCAACTTCCCATACCGAAAACGGAGTCGCCGTATCCTGAAGGACAGGCCCCCGGCCAGAACTGGGTTGATCGGTCCGGCGCTTTGATGACGCGCGACAGCAAGGGCGACGCAAAGATGCTCGTTCCCCCGCCGAAGTTGACGGATCTGTTCAAGCAGGCGACAGAGACGTTGACGACAAACCGGTACAACCCGGAAACAATGCAGACTGAAGAAGTCGCCCCGTCCTTCGAAGCCGTTAGGGCGCGTGTTCAGCAGATGATGATCATGCACCGCGAAATGCTGGGGCAGATGGCCCAGGGCTCTCGTGATGCGATGCAAGCTGATCAGACTTATGACGAAGCGTTGTCGGTGTTTGACGAAGAGCCGCAGTTCGAAGACGACGTTTTGACGGAAGAGACCGACGCGACGATTCGTCAAGGTCTCATTCCTGGACTGCCAGGCGGGCGCATCCCTGGCATGCCAGACGTTATCCAGGAGTTTCCGGAAGAAGAAGCGCGTAAGCTTCAACAAGGCAAGCCGGCGAATGGCGGGGATTGGGTTGGTCGTGTGTGGGATATGGATCAGACACGCGCCAAGCTTCGGTTCCGCGACATGAACGCCGCCGTCATTTCAAGGGCCATGGCACAGATGAATCAGCCAGGCGTCCCCAAGGCCGTTCGTGGCGATCTCCGCGAAGCGGTTCAAGAACTATTGAAGATCCTGAAAGCCGCTGATTACGAAGTTCCAGCCGAGAACCCACATCAATTTGTCTCTCGCAGCCTAAGCGAAGAAGGGGTCAAGAAACGCGAGCGTGCAGAAGAGTTGGCGTCGTACCTTGTCGACTTCATCAACAATCCACAACGGTTCGCCGGGGGGAGACAATAATGGGCGATATCCTTGAACGCCTCAAAGCTAAGTACGGAGCGGCCAAGGCATATGCGCCAGCGTACCAACGTCCCGGCCGTGACATGTTTGAAGAAGGGTATCACGGGCTGTTGGATTTGAGCACCCAAAGTCGGCGCTGGCTTAGACCGGATGAGCGTGACACCAACGAGCCAATAGGTTTTGTCGAAAATATTGAGCGCGGCATGCCTGGACTGTGGCGCAAAACCCCTGTGCTCGGGACAATGGTCGGGGCGGCTGAGGATGAAGACAAGCTGGCGCGATTAAATCGGTTACAGCGGTTTGCGAATGAAGGGTTCAAGACGACTGCGGACATTCTACAACAGGAAGAAGATGCCAGGGTTCTGGAGGATTACCTTGCACCGCTGCTTGAAGAGCAGCGGCGCGGAAAGACGTTTATGGCAAAGGCTGGCAGTGTCGTGGCGGGCTTGCCAAAAACTTTCGGGGAATTCGGCCTTGCCGCCAGCGCTGGTCCGTTGGGTTATTTCGGTCTATCTCAGACGATGGCCATGGAAAATATAACGGCCCGCACTCTTGCCAACAAGCTTGAGGGGAAACAGGAATCCGGGCTCAAGACGCTCGTCAAGGCGGAGACCGAGGCAGGCATTGAACTACTGACAGAGGCTTTCGTCGGGAGAGTCGCTCGCTGGGGACTGAAAAAGCCGAGGGGTTTGGTAGGTAAACTCGTAAAGAAGACGAAGGCGGGCCGATCGATCAGTGAGCTGATGGACCGGCCTATTGGTAAGGTGTTGGCCGAAGTCGGTGAGAAGGCAAAGTTTCATGGAGTCCCCGAAGAGCTGCTCGAAGAGAATGTGGCGGCGGTATTGCGTGCAGGACTGCGTCTCGACGATCAGGAGGGAGACCTTTTGACGCGGATTAAAAACGCCATCCCCGATCTGGAAGATCAAGCTGCCATGACCTTGGCGTTCGCTCTATTTCCTGGCGCCAAGATTGTTGCTGGGGCAACGGATGTAGCGGCGTCAGCTTTGGAGAAACGCCGTGCAAAGGAAGCGCTACTATCCGGAGAAGACATTCCCATCGTCATGGCGATAGCCCCGGACGCCGCCGAACGCATCATAAACGAAGAGCCGTCGCGCAAGGTGTTTGACGAGGTGTTTCCGGGTGTGCGATTCAGTCAACGCGAACGCGAGATGGTTCAAGGCTACATGCGCAACATGGCAGAGACCACGGCCTTGATTCCACGACAGCAAGCGCAAGCCCCTGAAGCATTGCAGCCGCCGCAACAGCAGCCCGCCGAGGCCCCCGTACAGGAGGATCCGGAGCAAGCGTTGCCAGAACCGGCGCCTATGCTGGGTATCGACCTTCCGCAGGGCTTACCGCCGTTGCAGCAGCAACTGCCAGCAGAAGCCCCTGTAGTGGACGCTACGGCCCTTCAGCCCATTCCGGACGGTGCAAGCCAGACGGAGGCAGAAACCGCCGTAGAGGCCAATGCAGAGCAAATTGCAGCAGAAGATCCGAACGCCGAAGACCCCATCTTGTTCGCAGGAGTCCCTACCGGCCCATTAAAGAAGGGCTTTCAGAAATGGTTCACGTCGCGGGGGCTGTTGCCTGACCCTACATTTCAACGACTGATCGAACGCGACGGCAAGATCAACGCTCAGGCCAAGCAGGTACAACAGACGCTCCGGCGTTACGACAGAACGATGAAGGCGCTGTACGGCAAGGCTGTCCCCGCGGAGGTCATTCAGGCCGCAGACGCCGCGATCAAGGGCGACGCCAACGCGTTGCAGTCATTGCCGGAAGAGTTGCAGGATAGCATCGTCGAGATGCGCGACCACGTCGATCGGTTGAGCGACAGACTGTTGAACCTTGGGATGATCGAAGGTGATCTCCTCGCGACGATTGCCGACAACAAGGGCATGTACCTGCACCGTTCGTACCGAGCGTTCGACAACCCGGCGGATTGGGCGAAGAAGGTTCCGGTTGAAGTCGTGGCTCGCGCCCGTCAATACCTTCGTGGCGCCCATCCGGACTGGAGCCAGGACCAAGTCGAGCACCGGCTCAACCGATACATCGAAGCGGGTTCGCAAGGGAACATTTTCAACTTCGTCAAGGGCAAAGACCTCTCGACGCTCAAAGAGCGCAATGACATCCCAAAGGCGTTGCGCGATCTCATGGGCGAGTACATTGAGCCCGACGTCAACTATGCGAAGTCTGTCGCCAAGATGGTCAACCTGATCGAGAACCACGAGTTCCTTACCGACGTCCGCGAAGCCGGTATGGGGACGTTCTTCTTTGAGGCGACCGATCCAAACATCGACCCGGACGCATCCACTCAGATTGCGGCAGAAGGCACAGATGCCATGGCCCCTCTCGACGGGATGTACACGTACCCGGAAGTCGCAGAAGCGTTCAACGAAATCTATGAGGCACAACGCACCAACAACCCGACGTTACGTCTCCTCTTATACCTGAACAGCGTATCGAAATTGAGTAAGACGGTCGGCAGTACCCAGACGCATGTGCGGAACCTGCTCGGAAACACAGCGTTTGCGTTGTTGAACGGACATTATCGGTTCGGAGTTGGGGCGACTGCGGCAAAGGCTGTGTTGGCAGATCTTGGAGTACGGATGGAAGATTCGCGGCAATGGGAAGACTACATGCGCAATGTGATCGAGCTAGGCGTTGTTCATGAATCTGCGCGCGCCGGCGAACTTCGCGATATGATGAGCGACATGGCGGACAGAGGCATGGCATCATTTGCTCAGGAGTACGACGCCAAGACCAAGAAGCGTGGCATCTTGCGGAAGGCCATGGGCGCAACGGCAGCCTTGTATCAGGCTGAAGACAATGTGTGGAAGATCTACGCGTTTGAGAACGAGAAGGCGTCCTACCGCAAAGCGTTTCCGGAATGGACCGAACGAATGGTTGAAGAGCGTGCGGCGGAGATTGTCCGCAACACCTACCCGACTTACTCGCTTGTCCCTAGGGCAGTCAAGGCGCTCCGCAAGGTGCCGTTCATGGCCCCGTTCATTTCGTTCTCAGCAGAAGTACTTCGCTGCACTTGGAATACCGCGAAGTATGCAGCGCAGGAAATCCAAGATCCGCGGACCAGGGCAATAGGGGCGCGTCGCGCTTCAGGCATGGCCGTAGCGGCGACGACGGTACCGGCGCTTGCGCTCCTGTCTCGAATGATGTTCGGCGTGAGCGATGACGAAGACAAGAACCTTCGCCGGTTCATGGCTGACTGGAGCAAGAACGGCAGCATCTTCCATCTCGGAAAGGACAAGGACGGGAACTACAACTGGCTTGACCTGTCGTATGTCGACGCCCATGATTACATCCGCAAGCCGTTAGCGCTGCTGATGCAAGGACAGTTCGGAGCTGCTGGCAAAGAGGCAGCAGAACCGATCATCGGCGAAGAGCTGTTTCTCGGCAAGCTCCTCGACGTGGCCCGCAACCGCAAAGAGTCGGGCGGCCCGGTATGGAACGCACAAGACTCTGACGCCCGCAAGGCGCAGTCGATCATCGCACACATCGGCGACGCAATGACGCCAGGCACAGTGAGCAGCCTGCAACGGATTGTCTCCGGCGCCATGGGCAAGGTAAGTCGATACGGCAAGGTCTACAGCGCTCCTATCGAAGCGACCGCCATGCTTACCGGCCAACGCATCCAGAAGACAGATCCCGATACGGCAATGACGTTCCAGGTCCGCGAGTTCCGCAACGCGTTCAATGACGCGGCGCGGCTCCTGACTGAGGTTGCTTCGAGCAAGGGCAACGTGACGGACGCGGCGTTGACCGACGCCTATGACCGGTCTGAGAACGCACGGGTCCAGGCATACACCAAGCTCGCCGAAGACATTCAAGCGGCGAAGGATCTTGGAGTCGATCGCAAGCGGATCATACAGATCCTCAAGTCGCAGGGTATCCCGACTGCAGACATCCGAATGCTGATCATGGGTAAGTACATGCCGCGCATCCCGTCTGAGCAATGGCTGAAGACGGTTGAACGGCAGCTCGGAACGCTTCCTGGCGAGGGAGCATCGGTGCAGGACATCCGCCGTCGGCGTCAACTGATCCGCAGCTCGGCCATCGAGCGCAGGCGTCAGGCGCTAGGTCAATAGGCACAAAAAAGCCCCACAGTCCGAAGACCATGGGGCTTGAGCTTACCGCCATACGTTCAAACACTTCAATCCTAACCTCGCTTCTATGACTTCCCTGCTTCGCGTAAGTTGCTTGCCG